CCCCAGTTTAACGACGTAGGTTAGTCGAGTACCGAGATTAACACTTATAGAACTTATCAATTAGTGTGTTCTCAACTATCTCTCCAAGTGAAGTAATCTTAGCGATCTGTCTCTCAAATTGCAACACTTCATCTTTTCTCACACTATACCGATTCTCAAGATAAGCCATATAAGCATCGTAGTCATCTCTCCCTTTGTACCAAACTCTATCAGCATCTGAATGTATATTAAATTCGGAAAAACTGCCGGGTTTTCCCAATTCGATCATCTTTCGTGCCAACGCCCCAAAGATAGGTAAACCATCTGCCCAGGCTTCCAAGCATTTCCCTTTAGAATAACAAAGTTGTCGTCTAATATCTTCACGCTTCCGACCTTTCGGTGGCAACTTTGTTGTCCAACTATTAGTCTGCAATACACGCTTGGGTATCCTAGTCATCCTTATTTTCCCCTCTTTAGTCCGAAAGAATTCATTTGATAGAAAATCCAAATCTGTTATATCCCCCCAATCAATTTTCTTACAAATTTGTCCTAAACCATGTTCTGAAAACTCCTTCTTTTTCGCAAACACTGTGTCAATTGCTTGCATCATTGCATCGCGATCTTTTGTGTCCATAGCGAATAGCACATCATCACCCTTCACCTTCAACTGAATTTGAACTTGTGCAATATGTGCTGTAAATTGCCAATATGAAATCATAAGCATTGTGTTTCCAAAAGTTGTCCATCCATCACCTGAGGCACGACCCTCTGCCTGATAGCGCAACTTACCATTATCTGCCTCCACCTTCATATGCAATGATCCATTTAACATTTCTGCCAACCGGTCAATTGTTAAAGGTTCTTTCCATGTCACATTCTTGTGTTTTGCACATGCAAGTATCAACTCATTCATCAATTTATTCATCTCAGGATACTGTGTCATGTCAAAACCACTCCCATCTGAAGCAGCCCAAATCAAATTTGGGATATTTGCTTCTATGTCATCTAGTGACTTGCAGATCTCAATCCAATTCGCTCTTCCACAATACTCTTTCATATTCCGTGATGCTACTCCTTCTAATTCATTAATAAAAGCATTCGCCCATGCTTTCTTTTCATCACTTGGCCCACAAATCAATCGTTCTTTGACTTCATTTGCCTCTGTATCTTTCAGATCCTCACACACATCAGTTACATTCAACTCAATTTTTGGAAATGCTCCATATTTAACTTTAGTTTTCCCATCATGTGATATATGATCTCGATCTATTGATTGCCTAATATTTTTCCGATAATTAACAGGATATTTCAGCAACCATTTCTCTAAATCTACTTCTATATCTTCTAAATCCATGTATTTTAAAAAATTCTTGATAAATACACCTCTAAACCAAAGTTTGTAACGTAAAAATACTCGATTATCAAAATAATTCTTATTCGACGTATTACGGATTGATGCTGCCAAAATTGTCCTAGGACAATTGTGTTTAACTGTTGGTGTATACCACATCGTTCCTTTTGTGTGTGCAAATATTTGTTCGGCTCCTATATGTTCCTCATGTTTCGTGCAAGGTACTTTCCGCAAATCTCCTGAATACTCTTCACGCCCCTCAAATTTTGCAGGACACCGACCTGCATTTAAAACTGGGTCCAATCTCTCTTCATTCAACACGCATGAAGATTTCAGGATTGATTTGGACCATGGCTGGGGCGGCCTTCCTGTTAGGGAAGGCTGGCAAGTTTCTTAAGCTGTAATTGCTATGAATCGCTTACGCTCAGCATCCCGTAATAACTTTGCAATAGCGTAAGCATCCACATCCGTCAATGCTGTAATGTCCACTTTCTCTGCTTGTCTCTGTTGTTGAGTCATGGCGAACAAGTTTGCATTAACACTTTCCTTCACACCGATCTGGATATATGCTGCGATCACATCCTTCAATAAAGCTCTAGCGCAGCGGGCTTTATCTGTCACAACCATGCCAAATGGTAACCACCAAGGATTCTTGGTATTTAATACGTGCAACCAAGCTTCACCATTGACATATCGCAAGAAGTAATTTCGATGATCCAAACATTGCAGCTGTATCCACCGATAAAACTTTGTCTCTGAAGCTGCACGCTTCCTTCTTGCTTCTGGGTCGATAATGACATCCTTGACTTGAAGAAGTTTCTTATCGTATGCATCAACATCAAAAATTGCATCTCCTTTAACGATATCTTCAGAAGAATAATGATCCATGCCTATTTGCACCAATTTTGCTTGAGCTTGTTTATAGGCTTTCTCATCATCTTCAATTTTCTTCTTTTTCTTTCGTTCCTCCTTCTTCTTCTTGTCTTCTTCCACCTCTTTCTTTGCCTCCTCAATGATATATTTCCCATGCCTCTCCATCCTTTCAAGAGTGAAAAATTCACTCACATCAGATAGAAACATATCATTCTTCCGTGGAATCATCTCCAGATCTTCTTCGTCCCACCAATCTATTGGCATCATTCTAATCTTAAATGTTTTATATGGGACATCCTTATTCCAGAAACAATCAACTTCCTCATACAAAGCAACAAATTCTATATTGACATTATTTTCCATATAGCCAATATGATGTCTAAAACTTTTCCCCACATTGTTGGTTCGTAAATCCAAAATTTTATGCTTATAAGGCATAAAATTTCCTCGTACAGTTGATGTTACAGTAAAAGACTTATCTCGTTCATGTTTCAAACTAAATTTACTTTCTGGAACTCCTAAATAATTATCATAGCATTCTCCTACATGAGTATCCTTGCCTCCAGCCAGGTCTTCTATAAAATCACGAAACATCTTATCATCCATTGTCTTGATCTTCTTTTCAATAGCGTCAGCATAATCATTTGCGACCAAATAACCTACACATTTCTCAGGATTGCGTATCATTGTTTGATACATCTGTGTTATCACTCCAGGATAATAAGCACTATCCACTGATGTTACCATCTGATACTTTGCACTAGTACAAACACAAGGTAAATTAGTCACTGCGTTGACATGATCAACTGGTCTGTAAGCATGTAATGGCTCTTTGCGGCTTCCAGCTTTAAACTGCCACAACATTCCGCCTACATGATCACATTGATGATGATTAAAATCAACCGCAATAGCTGTGGGATCTATAACTGCTTGCAAAGCATTGTGTTTGTCTTGAGCTCTTTGAATTCTCTCTCGGTTGTCCATTTCTCGAACAAAATCACGCATACCGAGTTTTGGGCACATGTTATGCATCGTTTTAAGCAATAGTTCTCCTTTACGATATCTTGTGGAGTTACGTACCATGCTTGCACCGATGTCTAACATAATTCTACGATCAGGCTCAAATTCATATAGAATTCGATCATGAAATTGGAGGCGCATAAAGGCACCTAATCCATGTTCATGATTTTTAATTCCATAGTCTTGTCCAATACGCAATCGGGGTCGATCTCCTTCATTTTGGCCGATAAGCAAATAATCGTGACGTCGGGTAAGGGCTTGACAGGCATCATTTGAGAGACGGTACGAACATTGAATCGCTGCAATTGTGCCTCTCTGTACTGTAAGTGCGTCATCTGGGTATGTTGGGACGCGTGGCGCCGGAGGATTGATGACTGGGTTTCGTACCGCTTGATACCTGACATTATTTTGATTTCTTCTTCCATTATTGTTATACATATAGAGTTTAGAGTTTTAAATTTGTGTTTAAAACAAGGGTTAGA